TGCAACCGCTTACGATCTACCGAATGATGATCATTCGGTAGATCGTAAGCGGTTGCAGCGAGAAGAAATTCGCAACTTCCTCCACGGAAAGAATCGCGTCCAGGGATTCTATTTTTTCTGTCAGGGTGTTGCTTATCATATTCGATGACTCCCTCGGGCAATACTCGCCAGGCACCAGAAACTTTTATCGCCTCGACGCTTCCCATTGCGATCAGGTAGTACACCTGCCATGTTTCCATACTTAGGTATTCCGCCGAAATTCTCACCGTCCAGAACATAGGTCCCCTCCTGACTGTTGACAGCGCCTTCGCATCGCGTTAAGGTGTGATTGAGTTTTGTGCGCGGTATTACCGCAGTCAGGAAGGGCGCCCTCTGTTCGAGAGAGGGCGCTCTTTTTTTATGCTATATTCAAATCGAGCTGTCCGTTTTCCGACTCGACGATCCGAATGTCGTCACGAAGGTTGAACAGCACGATTCCGATTGAGTCGAGCGCGAGGCGCTGCTTTTCACACCTTCGCTCAAGAATGAAGAGTTGTTGCTTTATAAGTTCGATTTCAGCCAGGATTTTATCCAAGGTTAACCCCTATGATCCGGGTTGAGACCTGCCTTCCTGCAAATATCCCGTAACGCGAGAATTACGCTCGAAGCGCTTGATATTGGCAGGAAAGATATATCGTCTACCTTTCCTATTCGCATGATCATCGCCTTGAGGCTCTTCTCGTCTTTCACGCGGCTTGCCAGCTGCCAGAGCCCCCGGATGTAGTATTCCTGACGCTCCGTAATAAATCCCGGAGCGCCGCCAACCGTCGCCTTTCGCTTATTACCGGGAGCGGCGCTTGCATGGGGATCGTATCGGAAGCCGAGCCGCGAGAACGCGAGCATGATTTCCTTGAACTGTTCCACGTCGCGGATTTCCTTCGAGCTTTCGCATCCGACGCCGGAGAGTATTCCCCGGTACGCCGCCTCGTCGATCCCCGTTCTCGTTTTCGCCACATGGATTATCCTGATCCAGTCTGCTTTTCCCATAATGCCGCTCCTGGTGGTATCGTCCGGGGCAGGACGTCCAGATCTGCCCCGGACATCGTCAAGCGATGTTTCTCGTAATGGCCTGGTTGACGAGTTCCCTCTTCGTCTCGACGAAGAAATCCTCTTTGATCTTTCTGACGGCCTCGACTTGCGCAAGGGTCTCGTCGGAGAGGGAAAGCATCGCTTCCTTGTTCGGCTCGATCTTGGTTCTGATGTACTTCGCAAGGCCGAGTTTTTTCAGAAGGTCGGCAGTGTTCTTCGATACCGAAATCGCGTCGGGAGCCTTTCGGAAGCCAAGAACTCCGAAAGGCCGCTCGATTGATTTCTTTTCCCTGAAGAGTTCTTCCCGGAAATAGGATGCGTAAGCCTTGAGCGTATCGAGGCAAACCTTGTACCGGTCGCGGAGCTCTTTCCCGTCGATCGCGGCTTTTTCCTTGATCTTTGCGATCTTCTCGTTTGCGTCGTTGTCGATCGCTTCGATGGAAGTTTCGATCTCGCACATTTCGCGCAAAATCGAATCGGCCTCGTCCATAGTCGTGATGCTCGCCGTCGAGCTTTTCATTCTTGCCATGTGATTCTCCTCGAACCTTCGGTGGTTCAATACCTTGTTATGCAACTTCCGGGCCGGTTCCGGCCGGAGCTATGCTCGTTTCGTTCTTCAGAACCTGCTTCGCGTCGAAGACCAGCGTGCCGATTTTCAGGCAGCAGTCCCTCGGACTCTTGTTCAGGATCGCGGCGGACGCCGTGTCCTGTATCTCGTCCAGAAGCTTGTTCAGACATTCGTAGCCCGAATCGTTAATCATCATCGTGTTCGGCATTTGACACCTCCCCAAGTGCCGTTAATTTATTCATCGCCTTTTACCCCGGCGACGATTCCCTTCTCCTCGTACTGCTCGATTCTCTCGTAGTATTTCTCGATCGCGATCTGTACGTTTTTCAGGAGTTCTTTCTGCTCGATATCAGGCAGGCCTTGCGGTGGCGTCGTGTACAATTGAACGACCGGAATATGAGCGCCGCTCTTGCTGATAAGCCAGAGTCGGTTCGTTTCATGGAACGACTCGACGCGGTAGTTTTTCAGCTTAGCCCTCGAGATACACGGCTCGGCAAAGAGCGCCTCGATGTCATAGTCGAATTCCGGCTGCTCGTCGCCGGCGAACTTAATCCGAGAGGGCTTTTCTTCGCCGTCCTTTTCTGCCTTGACCCCCGCGAGTCCCGCGAGGGCGTAAGCTTCAGTCTTCCCTTTGTCCTCGAGCAATTTCGGGTCTTCCTTGAAGAACTCGAATGTCCGGATATAGTTGTTCGCCGTGTTGTAGCTGAAATCGAAGTTTTCCTTGACGAACTGTATCCAGGGAAGGCTTGCGTCGGCGTTTCGCCTGATCGTGTAGAGCAGTTGCCCGATTTCGAACGCGATCATCGCGGATTTCTTCATCGAGGCGATGAACTTCTTGTGGAGGGCGTTCACCTCGCGTACTGCCCCGGCGGAGAGATCCGCCGGGGCACCCTTCGCGAGTCCGGTTTCCGGGTCGTTGGGCGCAATCTTTTTTTTCAAAGTATTACCTCCAGTTCCTGCGGATAACCATCTGGGCGGCCATCTCGACGACCTCAAGGTCACATTCGGCGATCTTGTTGACCGCCATGGTGTTTTGTGCCCGCTCGATTATCTTGGTGAACTGCCTGACGTCCGTCCGGCTGATCGCGTAGATGGCGTCTATCACTTCTTTGTCGACTGCGGGCCAGACCGACTGGGCGATCTTCGTCGCGTCCCGTTTCGTGAGGCCGCAAAGCGGGAGATATACCCCGATACGCGATTCGAGCTGCCGGTGATCGTTCTTGAGGTTCTGAATAAGCCCGGTCAGTCGCGGGAGACCGATAAGCACCAGGCCGGAACCGCCGAGATCGTAGACCAGGCGGCGGGAGAACTCGAGGGCGTCCGCCTTGAGGTTGTCCGCCTCGTCGAGGATGACGACCATGTCGCGTTCCGCGAGCGCGGCGGCGACGTTCTGGATAAGCGTCTGATTCGGTACGCGGTAGATATCGACGCCGAGGTATTTCGCGAGCTCCTGAACGAGCGCTTTCCGGTTCATGCCCGAAACCACGTTGACGAGGATCGTCGTTCGCGGATTGCGGTCGGCATACCATTTCGCGGCGGTCGACTTTCCCGCGCCGGCATCGTCGACGATAAGCGCGATGTCCTTTTCTGAATGGGCGAGCGCGATCGCGTTGGTGATTTTCGTCAGCGCGTCCGTCTCGACGATCTCGACCTTCTTGCGTGCGTGCGCCTGTTCGAGGCGGGCGATCCACTTGATGATTGCCTCTTCGAGCTTATCGACGTCACCCTTGTACTTCCCGCCCCGGTAGTCCGAGATAACCGGGCTTGAATACCCGATATCCTTTGCCGCGCGATTCTGGCTGATCTCGTATTTGTCGAGCGTCGCCTCAAGCCGTGTTAACACTGTCTGATTCATAAATCCCCCTTATAAATCCGGTAGATAATCTTCCGCTCGAGCGTCGAGCGGGCTAATCATTACGCGTTTCTGCTTCCGTGGCGGTTCAGAGGTGGTAATCGATATGTCCTCCGCGCCTGCCGCCTTCGGTAGCGCCAGTTGTTCGTCGATGTCGGGCAAGTCGTTCTGTTCGTAGATACGTCCCGCGACGTCGATCATCGTGCGGAACTCGGGAGCCGCCTTGACCTCGCCCGAGCCCATTTGCGCGAGCATCATGAGATTCTTCTTTTTCGCGTCGCGGACGCGCCCGATAGATTCTCCCAGATTCGCGGTTTCCTTGGTGTAGTCGGCGATCGCCGTGCAGATAACCGCTCCCCGCGCGTCGGTTACGAGAACTTCCTCGTCGTTCGTCAACGATTGCCGCGCTATTACGTCGCGCCCGGAGTAGGTGAATAGCTCCTGGGCGAAATAGGACCGGTCGCCGATCTTCACGCAGTTGCCGCGCACTCGCCGCACCGTCCCGCGCGACAGGGCAAGCGTCAACACTTCCTTGTCAGCCGAGGGAACGTCGTCGGGGAAGTTCTCGGCGAAAACTTCCGATGGCGTTTTGCCGTTCATGCCCTTGCCGTCTGATTCGAACCGGTCGTTAACGAGCTGGATCATCGAGCCGAGCGCTTTCACGAACCAGTCCCAGTCGTTGAAGTCTTCCCGTTTCGCGACTCCGTTGATCGCTCGATAAAATGACTGAACCTCTTCGGGCTTCGTTCGGGTATCGCTTCCGGTGTACGCTCCCGTGCCCTTCGAGAAGTATTCCGCGAGCGTTCGGAAGAACCGTTCCTGCCGGCCTTTCGACTTTCCGTTGTACGTTTCGGTGAAGGTGATCCGGGTACCGACCATCGAGAAGACGCCTTCAAGATGCACCATGATTTCTTCCGAGAGTCCTTCCGGCGTATAAACGGTGATCTTCTCGAATGACCCGTTGAGGATCTTCGAACGGTAATCTTGCCCGTTGTCGAATACGCATTCCTTCGGGATGCCGTACCGGAGCGCCATCATGTAGAACGCGACGATGATCGACATGCTCGACGGGTTTACGCTCGGACACCATCCGATGATCTTCCCGGACCGGTAGTCCTGGAACGTCGTGATCCATGGCCGTATCAGTTTCCCTTTGTAGCGGATGACGCAATCGAGGCAGTGATGGTCGGATACGACCTTGTCCATGCTGCGATAGCGCATGATGTCCTGGTCGACGTGCGGGTGATGGTAATTTCCGGCCCGCGTCGCCCCGAGCCGCTTGAAGTCGATCAGCGGTTTCGGTAGGGACGAGAGGTATCGGTATGCCGTCTGGTAGGAACAGGATGAATCGGGAATATTGAACCGCATGAGCCGCCACGCGTGCCGGGCCGATGGTTGCTCTGGCCGGAGCCAGAAGTATTCGAGATATGACCGTTCCGTGTCCGAAAGGCTTTCGCCTGCGCCGCCCCGCGATGAACCGTAGAGGGGAACGAGTCCTGCCGCCCCGCGCATTTCGCTCCGGGCCTTGAGCCACCGATACATGGTAGGGACTGACACCGTGCCGATCTTCTCCCGGATCGGTCGGGCGACTGCCCCGGAATTGTAAGCACCGACGAACGTCTCGAGATTCACTCCCGTCTGCTTCGCCCGGTCGTACTCCGCGAGCAGCGCCGCCCTCCATGTCGCGATCTCGCGCGACCGGTCGCTCGCCGCCTTGTAGCCGTGTCCCGCGACGCTTTCCTCGGCGTCTTCCATCTCGACCGCCGGTATTGCCTTTTTCGTTGACGACAGCGCCATGCGCACGTCCAGCGGCAACCGCGTTTCGACGAACTGGAGTCCGCCGGACTTTTCTATATATGCCCATCCTTCCCGACGCGCTCGCTCAATAACGGTTTTCCGCGTAAGGCCGATGGCGTCGCTTATCCGTTTTGTGCTGATCGTCGTCATGCCGCTTGTCCTCTCTCCCGCATGGTTTCGAGGTCGCCGCGCGTCCTGATCGGGAAGAGGTCTTCCCGGCGAAGG